AGTGTCAATACCATTTAAACTATCCTTTAATAGCTTACTAAATAAAAAATTAATAAACAAATACTAATAATATGACTCAAGAACAAATTACGAAAGTTGAAAAATCAATTCAAAATTTAAAAGATAAAAATTCTAAAATTTTTCTTTTAGTTCAAGATACTAAAGGTCACGCTAAAGCGTCAATCGCTTATAGTTACCGTTTAGGAATAACCTTATCAAAACAAGGGTATAATTTAATTATCTTACATGAGAAATCAGATTATACAGGAGTTTCGGAATGGTTAGGTTCCGAATATATGGAATTACCTCATCAATCAATTGAAGGTCAGAATTTAGAAGTTTCTCCTGAAGATTTCATTATTATACCTGAACTTTATGGATTCGTTATGAGTCAAATAACAAAATTACCTTGTGGTAAAATTGTGTTATGTCAATCATATGACCATATGTTAGAAACATTACAACCAGGTCAAACTTGGTCTCAATTAGGGTTTCACAAATGTATTACAACATCTGAATTCCAAAAAGAATACATCTCAAACGTTATGAGAGGGGTTTCTATTGATATCATACCTCCATATATTTCTGAGGATTTCAAAGCTCAGACATTACCGCCAAAACCAATGATTGCGATTCACTCTAGAGAACAAAGAGACACAGCAAACATCATTAAAAATTTCTACATTAAATTCCCACAATATAGATGGATCACATTTAGAGACATGAGAGGGATTACAGAAAAAGAATTCTCAAACGCATTACAAGACTGTTTTCTTTCAGTATGGGTTGATGAAACAAGTTCTTTTGGAACATTCCCACTTGAATCAATGAAGTCAAATGTCCCAGTATTAGGGTTAGTTCCTAATCTTGTTCCAACATGGATGAATGAGGATAATGGTCTTTGGATTAATAATAAAAATCAAATTGTTGACTTTATCGCAGATTTCTTACAAAATTGGTTAGAAGATAATGTTAATGAAAAAATATACGAATCTATGTCACTAACATCTAGTGAAACGATTAGTAAATCTGATTTCGAAGAAAAAGTAATTACACTTTTTGACGGATTCCTTCAAACAAGATTAAACTCATTTGAAGAACAATTAAATAAACTAGAACCAGCAGAATAAAAAACAAAAAAATCACATACTATGGAAAAATTTGATGTATCAGTAATATTACCAATTAAATCATCTAAAACAAACGGATTTGCGGAATATTTCGAAAAAGCAATCACCTCTCTTAAAAATCAAACAAAAACAATCAAAGAATTAATTATTGTTCATACAGATGAAACATCTTTAGTTGAGTTTTTAAATGATTTTGATTTTGGGGATTTAAGTGTTAATAAAATCGTATGGACAAAAGAACCTAATTTCTCGGAGCAAGTGAATTATGGTGTTAGATCATCAGAATCTAAATGGGTTTCATTATTTGAATTTGATGATGAATACTCTAACATTTGGTTTAAAAATGTGGAAAAATATTCAATCTCTTATCCTGAAGTTGACGCTTTCTTACCTATCGTTATCGACACAGATGAAAAAGGTCAATTTGCTGGATTCACTAACGAAGCAACTTTTGCTTTAAATATTGCTGAGGAAATGGGGGTCTTAAGTAATGATACTCTCCAAACATACCAAAATTTCCAAATTTCAGGAATGGTAATTAAAAAATCATCATTTGTTGATTACGGATTATTAAAACCATCTTTTAGATTAACATTTGGTTATGAATTCTTTTTAAGAATGACTCATAATTCAGTTAAAGTTATGTCAATTCCTAAGATTGGATATAAACACATCAATTTACGTGAGGGGTCTATATTTTGGAACTATAAGAATGGTAATGATATATTAACTGACGATGAAGTTAGATTTTGGGTTGAATCAGCAAAAAAAGAATATTTCTTTATTAATGACAGATCAATAAATTATGAACCACAGTCAGTTTAATGAGCGAAATTACAATTTCACCAGACACAACCGATGGTGAATTAAAAAAGAAAGGTAGGAAACCAAAACAAGCTAACTATTTTGATGTTCGAGAAGAATTGGCTGTGGTGAGATTCCTATCAACGGATTCGTCGGATGAAAAAAATAAGATATATAATGAGTTTTTAAGAGAACCATTAGATAAGATGATTTCCTCAATTATTAGAAGGTATAAATTGTATCGTAAAGATATGGATTTCATTGATATCCACACCGACACACATTCTTTTCTAATGACAAAGATTGATAAATTTAAACCAGCTAAAGAAAAAAAGGCTTATTCATATTTTGGAACCATTTGTAAGAACTATCTAATGGGTCAAATTATTAAAGATCAAAAAGAGACCAACCGAAAAATATCATATGAGGACATATCATCAAGTATTGAGAATAGTCCTCAATTTTCGTATCAAATTGATGGTGATAGTGTTGATTCACAACAAGTTATTAAAAACTTCTTAATGGAGTTAGAAAAATTCTTAAATGAAGAAAATTTAAATGAAAACGAAATTAAACTGGGTCATGCATTGTATGATTTGTTTAATGATTATGAAAATATTTTTATCGGAACATCAAATAATAAATTTAATAAAAATATAATACTTTTATCGTTAAGAGAAATGACGAACTTATCAACAAAAGAAATACGTAGTTCTATGAAAAAATATAGAATAATCTATGTTAATCTTGTTGAAAAAATGTCTAAATAAAAAAAAAGGTTAAATATTTATTGTAATGGGAAGACCAAAAAAAAAAGAGATTAACTTAACGAAAGAATCTATTCTTTCTTTATTACAAGAAATCTACAATGAACTTGTGGAACAACGAAATACTGCTATTAGAATACAAAACAAAATGTTAGCAATGATGAAGGAACCTGAGGATATGACTCTCATTGGTCCTGTTATTGAAAAACAACAAAAAATAATCAACGATTGTGTTGAAAAGAAATTATCCTTGTCCAAATTACAATCATCAATTTGGGAAAAATCAAGTTCATCCACTGAATCCTTTTCTATTGCGGATTTAGATATGGATGACGATGTTATTCAAAATTTAATTGAGAAGGATATTGCTAAAGACGATACATATAAAATGAAAAAATAATTATGGCATCATTAGACCTTAGTTCCGATTACGAGGAGATACAAAAGAAGATTTCCGCAACTAAAACGTATTCCGAGTTAAAAAAACAATACGCTGAGACAAAAAAGAAAAATGGTGAGACCTTTGAAAAAAAGAAGTCTGACGTTACCACTAGGCTTGATGAAGCCAAAAAAGAAGCAAAACGTTATCAAAAACAAATTAAAACTCAATTCGAAGAATTATTAGATTTAACTAAATTAACTGGTGGTAAGGGTAACACAACCAAATATGTTAAGAAATTGTTATTACAATCCTTAAAAAATATTGAACCAAAATTATTTGAAATTTTAACCGAAGAGTCTTTAAATGCTGTCGGTTGTGATCAACAACAGACATTTAATAGTCAAACCCTTTATATTAAAGTGTCATCTATTGATATCGGAAACCTTCTAAAAGTAGATCCGACTAATAATCTTGGTAAAGTATTATATGAAAAAGACCTAATATTGATTCAACAATACCCTTTTTCTTTAAATAAGGAATTATTCAGACGTATTGAAAGTGGTCAACCTTATTCGGTTGATAATGGTCAGTTATATATAGGACAATCTGGTCAAGATCTTTTTGATATACAATTTGTTGAAACAGACAGTTTAGGTCAAACAGGGCCTTGGTATAAAGTAACATTACCTAATAGATTTAATAACGTTAATAAAGTTGGTGAATTTATGGTTGACTATTATAAAACAATTAAAATTGTTGATTATCACAATATAATGTCTTCAATAATGAATGCGTTATCAGGAGCAATATCTATACAAGCAAATATCGGTCAGTCACAAGCCGGTGATGAATCAAAATTCGAAATAATAATACGAAGAATTTTGGGTCTTTGTTTTGATAATAAAGCCGAAATTGATGTTAGTGGTATCGCTAAAGTTTCTGAATTAGACGGTGTTGACGACTCATTCTTTGAATTTACCGAAATTGACTTGAGAAATATTGATTTAAAGGTTAATAATATTAAAAATGGTGTTGTTGAATATGAAAATTGTGATAACATTAAATTACCTGTAGATTCTTTATCAGTTTTAAATTCATTAAACAATTTGTTACATATTCCTGATGGTGACTTGGTGGATGCCGCAGACAAATTAACTAAATCATTAATAGATAATCCTGAATGGACTGGATTAAACATAAATGTGGAAGCCGCTATTGACACAAACTTCATTAAATTACTAACTCAAGGGTTGATTTCGTCAATTTTAACCCCAAAAATATTACTACCAATTTTTACCATGTTACAATCCTTAGGTCAAAGTTATAACATTAACTCTTACATGGATTTTGTTAAAGCCTTTAAAAGTTACGTTATTAACTTAACATCGAGAATTGGGTCATTATTTGTATTTGAATTATTTCAATTAATTAAAAAAGACATTAAAAACTTAATAAAACCTGTCATTGTTGATATTAATCTTGAAAAAAAACATAAACAAATTGTTATGATTATGAAATTAGTTTCATTATTATTAATTGTTGGTAAATTAATCATGGATTGGAAAAAATGTAAAAGTATTGTTGATGAGTTATTAGCATTGTTAAAAATTGCAACCACTAAACCAAGCGTTGGTGGAATACCCCTTCCATTATTATTAGCCGCAGAATTACTAGACGGATATTCAGAATCAAGAGCGTTTCTTGGAACCATTGAAGAAATGCAGAAATTGGGGATTCCAACAGGAGCTATGCCGGATGGTAGTCCTAATTTAGATCTTTTAAGTAAATTTGCTCAAATGAGATCTATGGCTAATGAAGATGCGGAAAATGGTAAATTAACAGTCGGAATACCACAATTAGCAATGTTACCTTCAGGTTTCACGATGCCAAGAAAAGCGGGTGGTAAAAAATTATAATTATGGTAAAAAATAACACAACTGAAAAAGCTTTAAATATTATTAAAGATTATAAATCACATTCAAATAAAGATTTAATCTTTGTTATGGACATTATTGAAAAAGATTTTAATGTTACTAAAGAATCGTTACTTAAGTTAACCCATCATTTAGATAAGTTAGAATTGACTTATGATACAATACTAAAAGAATTAGAATCAAGAACAAAACATGTCGGTAATAAATAGAGATCAAATAATATTTCCGGGTACGGTCTACGATGACCAAGACCCAATGATGTTGGGTAGACTTAGAGTTATACCTGAGGGGAAAGATTATAGTGCTATGATTAAAAGTGTCCCTAACTTTGATGAAGAGACGGATAAGTGGTCAAGCAAAGATCCTCTTATATTTTTACCTTTACTACCGTTTTTTATAAGTCAAACTCCTAGAGAAAAAGAATATGTACATATAATATACCAAGATAAAAATTTTCCATTAGAGAATAAATTTTACGTACAAGGTCCATTTTCAGCTCCAACAGAAACTCGTCAGGAGGATTATCAAGGTATGAAAAAATTCCTTTCATCCGGAGATAGAATTAAAGATAAAAGAAGTATTAGGAATATTGATGGGACATATCGATACGATGGGAGTAAAGGTGTTTTTCCAGAACCTGGGGATAACTCCCTTTTAGGTCGAGGAAGTGCGGATGTTATTGTTAAAGAAAATGAGGTTTTGATAAGAGCCGGTAAAACTAAAACATTAAATAGGGACATTTTTCCTGAAGGGAATAACCTAAGATCCTTTTTACAATTATCTAATTTTACTCAAACAAAAGTTTTGGGAGAATCTAAATACGAAACTAAGTTAGAGGAAATCGTCGCTGTAGTTAAAAAAATGGTTATTTGGAATATTGATAATCTTGAAAATAAATTTGACAATTTTAATGGTTCGGTTGGGTTATACACTATATTACCAACGTCAGATATTGTAAATACTAAGAACTTTAAACCCAGTACTATAGATAAATTATCTGTTGGTACAAATTATTCAGGACCATTAGAGGAAATTAAATTCACTAATGAATCTTTTGATAATGTGGTTTTTTTAATTAATAAATTTATCTCAGGTTTGTTCAATGGTTATCTTGACATAAAAGGATACACCGTTAATAATCAACAAAATGTTTCTAACGATTCGTTCCCATTTATTGTAACCCCATCAAAGTTAACGTATAACACGGGTATTAAATTTTCAGAATCAACATCAACTAATGATGTTGCTGAATTAGCAAATTATGTTAGGTTTCATAGTAACATTACATTAACCCCTGGTAAAACAACTAATGGGTTTTTCTTGGTGTCGGAGAACAAAAATGGAACACCCTTATTAGGGCCTCAATCTAAACTTAATAGGGAGAAAATAACTCCAGTTACTTTTAATAATGATACAATCAGTTATAGTATATTGGGAGGGGAAAGAATTTATCTATTATCTCAAGACCCAAAATTACCAAGTTCTAAAGGGTCTATTGATATTCAACAAACATTATACGGTATCCCACAGGATAAATTTATTGGTAGTAAAAATAGTATTGAGAATTTGACATACTCTACGGTACGTGGTGATGAGTTAATGATTCTACTTAGAAAGATATTTTCATTTATTAAAGGTCATGTACATCCAACCTCTTCTATGCCTCCTGTTCCTATATCTTCAGGTAATGGTCAGACCACAACAGAGATCGATGAGATACTCGCTAATGCTGAAAATTCCATCTTAAATAAAAATATCCGAATTAATTGATATTTATTGAATAAAGTATTCAATGTCAATTAACAATTCGTATTTCAGTAAAAATAACACGATAGTATCTAATAGTTTTACCAACACTGGGAGAAACCCTGTAACGGAACTATTTTACGGCTCTTTGGCGACGTCTCAGTTTCCAAATGGGTATAGTCGTTTCATTTTTGATTTAGATCTTTCTTTATTAAAAGAAAAGGTTTTTGGTGGTACTATCAGTACCACTTGCCCCGACACAACTAAACATACATTAAGGATGACTAATACGTCATGGTTTAATAATGAACTGTTAAACACAAAAACGTCTCAGGCAAGAATGAGAGCAACCTCATTTGACTTAATCTTATTTAGAATTCCATACATCAATGACGATCCGTCAACACCACAAGAGTGGGATGAAGGGGTTGGTTATGACTTTGCGGATTTAATCTATGACTATAGCGACTTTGATAAGAACTTCTCTGACAGACCATCCAATTGGATTCAAACAACCACTATTGGAGTTTGGACTGAACCAGGGATATATGACAACACGAATATGGGAACTGTTCCGTATAGTGGATTAACTATTGTTGATGTGCAACATTTTGAGTTTGGTGATGAAAATATTAGTTTTGACATGACCGATGAAATTAATAACATATTAAACGGTAGTTTAACTAATGTTTCTGGATGGGGAATTGCTTATAAACCTCAAATTGAAAATATAGTCGGAGTAAGTGATGCGTATGAGGTACAATTCTTCACAAGACATACTCAAACATTCTACGAACCATTTTTAGAAACCAATTATAACGATTTAATTGACGATGATAGAAATCTCTTCACATTAGGTCACGTTAATAGACTTTATCTTTATCTATACGACAATGGTCAACCTATTAATTTGGATTACTTACCAAGTGTAACAATATTGGATGCGTCTGGTAGTCAAATCCCAGGGTTAATTGGTTTAACAACTTGTCAAAAAACTAAAGGAGTTTACGAAGTGGTAATACCACCATTATCTGGGTATAAAACACCTTGTACTTTTTCAGATCAATGGAATGGATTAAGTTTAAACGGATTTTCAATCCCATCCATAACTAATGACTTTACGTTATATCCATATAAAAACTCAATCCAAATAGGAACAACATCTTCTGACCCTAAATTATACGGATTTGATTTTTACGGTATTAAACAAGACGAGAAAATTTTAAATACAGATATTAGAAAAGTTGGGGTGATAATCAAACAAGCGTATAGTACTCAAAAGCTATTACAAAAAGTCGATTCTTATTATCGAATTTATGTTAGAGAGGGTCAAACTGAAGTACAAGTACAAGATTGGACAAAAATAAATAGGACACCAAATGAGTATTTTTTCATGTTTGACACTAGAGATAAAATCCCAAATGAATACTTTATCGATATTAAAGTTGAGAGCTCAGGTGAGGTGAATACCTATAAAAGACAAATAAAGTTTCAAATAGTAAATACTAAATAAAAAAATAAAACTATTTATATAAAAACAAATTAAAATGGAAAATTATATTATAAATGAATGTATTACTAATAATGTCCACATTCTTTCTTCGTCAGGGTTAACTTCGGGTGCCACAATAGAGTTTGATATTAACGAGGCTCGATTTTGTGGTACTGTTGGGGCAGTAACAGGGAGCGGCGAAACTCCAAACATATCCTTCATTCAACTATACGACGATTCTTGCGCGTGTTTAAGTGGTATTACAATATTAGATGAAACTTTAAATTTTAAATTTATACGATGTGGCACATTAGAAGAGATTTCTATCGAAGCTACTAACTTTTGTAATGATTTTGGATTACCCACAACAGGTATTACTTATGAAATACGATTTGGTGCTGAAACACCATTTTGCGGCACTTTTGAAGGGTTAAGTTCAACGGGAGTAACAAATTATTCATTCGTTTCAGGACCCTTTTCACTTTGTGAAGATTGTGGACAAGAACCACCTATAAGTGCGGGTACAGAATATAACGTATGTGTTATCGATTGTAGTGGTAACACAGTATCAATAAGTCCCCCACACCCTACTTGGACAAATGAACAAGGTAAAGCAGTAGTTCTATTAGACGCAATCGTTTTAGGGGGGATGAACGGATTAAATAATTAAATAATTTATTTATATAATATGAAAAAAATTATTAAACTAACTGAATCTGATTTAAACAGACTTGTTAAAAGAATCATTAACGAAGAAGAATTCGATGATGAAATTGGTAAACCTAAGTTTACTGTGGAACCACATGTAAGAATAACACCAAGAGAAAAAGATATCGAAGGGTTATTCGGAAAATATAGTAACCAAATTCCTGCGGATATCTTACGTTATATGAGAAAAAATCCTCAGTTGGTTATGGACAGATTGTCAGTTATCTATGGTAAAAAGTTTTTAGACTATGCTGATAATGCGTATAAGAAAAATAATAAATACGATTTTTAATCATTATCTTCCGTAAACGATAATTTTTATTTATCTTTGTCTTAAGTTAAAAACGATATGAGAAAAATGTTTAAAAGATTGTATGTTAAATGGATTATTTGGTCTAGATATAAAGGACTTAAAAATGTTGAGGAACTAACCGATAGCCAACGAATTTGTTTGGGTATTTGTAGATCTTTAATAAACCACCCGAATTCAAAATTCCTTATCGCTCCTCTATCAGGTGAGCGTTATATTAAAAATACTGTACTAAGATTGTTTGTCGTACTTGACGATAGACATATTAGTGTAACTAACCATGTGTACCATTATGATGTAATATTACACGATAGAGAATGGGACAGATTAGTTAGAATGTATGACAGTAGAACTGAGAAAATACGACAAGAATATAAAGAAGAGGTTAAATCCCAAATTAAACATTCTCTACGATCAATCTTAGATAGAGTGGATTCATCTGAAGGATTCCCTCAAGACACTCTTGATGAAACTCCTTAATGAATTATTTTCAACAGGTGTTATTTCAATCCACTCATTAACAGTGTGAACATCGTGTTCAGGTGTATTGTAAGACCCATCAGGATTTTTTTCCCAAACACCGACAACTTTTTTAATATTATTTTTTAATGTTTTTTGTTTTTTCTTGTGATTAAATTCGGTATTAACAAACTCTTGAAACGGCCCTAAATGTTGTTTTTTCCATTTTTTTAATCCAATCTCCATAGGACCATTATATAATCCAGAGGTTATTGTTGTACCAGCCTCTTTAATTGGAACCATTTTAACCCCTTCACCAGGTGTTTGATTAATATTATTACCATCATCATCACTCGATGTTAAATTCGGATGTTTTTTCAAATAATCAGACTCTTTCTTGGCTTTACGTTCAATCTTTTTAATTTGTTTCTTTGTTTCATCCATTTTGCCGTCATAACTATCATACGATAACATTGCATCATTATCTTTCGATACGGGTGTATTAAATGGTTGCAAAGCCGACTTATCGAACTCTTTTGTCCCTGGTTGCATTGGGCCAATATACGATCCTCTACCACCACCATCATTTGTCGCCTCTGAAACGATCTTTTGTTTTACCTTATTTATAATATCTCTTAACATTGTGAAAATTATTTCTTATATTTATAAATACATTAAACTATTAAAATGGAAGAACAAAAAATATTTGGAAAATTATTTAACTCAATACCATTATTGAGTGAAGATCATTTAGATGTATTATTACAAACAATGGATAAGGATTCATCACTATACGTTCTAATCCAAGCTGTAAAATATGGACACGAATCGGGCGTTTATTCATTGGGTGAATCTGAAGTAATCTCAAAGTGTATTAGAATATTGTCTAAAATCGAGGAAGGTACTGAAGACAAATCTTTATAATAAAAAAATCGATAAAGATATTATCCTTATCGATTTATTTGTATAATTTAAATTAATTAAAGTAAATCATTATTCCCCATTGGAGGTGATGATGCTGTTGTTGATGTTACCCCAACACCCGCTGGAGTTGTTGATCCACCCGCTGGAGTTGTTGATCCACCCGCTGGAGCTGTTGATCCACCACCCGGTATCGATGATTGTTTAGAAAGAGCTGACTTAACAGCTGCGGCTGTTTTAGGACCCCATTTACCATCCTCAACTAATCCTGATTGGTATTTTTTATTTAAAGCCTTTTGAATCTCCATTACTTTATTAATTGGGATAACAGGAGTAGCTACAGGAGCAGCTACAGGAGCAGCTACAGGTGCTGGTGTTGCCGCAGCTACAGGTGATGCTGGTGCTGGCGATGCTGCTACAGATGGTGATGCAGCTACAGGTGTTGGTGTTGCTGCTGCGACTTGTGCTTGAGCAACAAGTTCAGGTTGTTTAAACCCAGCTACAGCCCCTTTAATTCTATTTCCAAACCCCGGTTTCTCTTCTTTCGGATCCGTTACGGGTGGTATCACTGGTGACGCAGCCACTTTCGCTTGTTCATGTAACCCTAATATTTTTTCTCTTTCACTTTCAGTGATTGTTAATCTATTTTTCATAATGTTTTTAATTATTGTAATTTAGCTAAGATTGCGTCATAATCAGCATTAGTTAATTTACCCGTTGGGGTAGCAACACCAATTGAAGTTTGAATTTCTTTATTAAGAGCTGGAACTATTGATGGTTTTTTGTATGTAGATGTCAATTTACCACCAACTTTATTTGGAAATTCCGTTTGACATGTAAACGGCACCCATTCTTCATTAGTTGGACTGCCATCATCCCTTAATTGAATATCTCTCGATTGTTTTGTCCCATCCCCCCAATATCTAAAAGTATCGCTTATGTAGTAATTTTTCCCTGTAACTTTATCCTGACGAAGATCAAGACCATTTAAACACGGAAACTTTCCTAATTTCTCCATAGTTTCCATAGAGTTTTGTTCGTAATTCGGATCTGGCGCTGGAGTTACGGGTTTGGGAAATAGTTTATTACAAAATGGTTTCAAGTATTTTGTTTCTAAATTCTCATTATTATATAAATCACCCTTACCAATCACTTTGAATTTACCTGTTATGCAATTATAATTAAGAATTCCAATCGCCGCTCCCATAAATATTTTATCAGTTAATATAAAATTCTTATCACTCGATTCATAAAATTTTGTATTTTTAGGAATTTTAAGGGTGCTAGGATGAGCGATCCTAACATCGTTAGGGTGTGTTTCATTCGTTAAAAAATATTCAGATCCAAGACTTATTGAATCATTGGTTTGTTCTGAAATAACATTCAGATATTGTCGTTTAGTTGATTCTTTATGAAGATTTAAAATCCTAGTCGATTCTTCTTCATTTAAAAAATATAATTTTTTCATATTCATTTCTGTTTAATATATAAATATCCTTTTTTTTAAAAAAAAATAACACATACAATTAATAATGAATATATTTATACTGTGATTAAAGGAAACGATTCAGATACAATTAATTACAATGGGTTAGAACGAAACAATCCTAACTTATCGGGTGGAATGGAAGACGATTTAGATACAACGTCCACCCTCTTTTATTATCTTAATAGATTTAAATGTCCGTGAGTTTGAATTCTTCTATCATCACTATAGATTCCAAACTCCATCTTCCATATATAAACCCCATCTTGACATTTTTTTCCACCATATGTACCATTCCATCTGGCTGAGGTATCATGTGATTCCCATAGAATTTCACCCCACCTATTAAAAATCAAAAAGGTAAAATCAGTAATATCTATACCATCTGTGATTACAGGATAGAAATATTGATTATATTCATCATTGTCAGGTGTGAATGTATTAGGAACCCAATACACCATTTCCTCACAAAAAATAACAACAACACTATAACTTTGGGTATCAGACGGACAATCCCCATTGACGGAATAACCTGTTACTGATATATCATATGTCCCAGCAACTGACCAATCCATAGTTAACTCGTCCACTAAATAGTGATCACCATTAACTACCCAATCAAAATTCATAGGTATTTGTGAATTAATCGAATATGTATAAGACACAGATTCCCCCTCACATATCTCAATGACTTGTTGAGAATATGTGAAGAAACCTGTTAAAAATAATATTGTTAAAATTAATTTCATTTTAATTATGTTGTATCGGAGATAGTGTTAGAATTGGTGTTACTGTAACTGATGTAGTTGTTGTGAACGTACAACCAGACGATGTAACAGTATAAGTTAATGTAAATGTTCCTACACCTGATGTGGTAGGACAAAATTGATTACCGACAACCCCAGTCCCTGTAAATACTCCACCAATTGGTGTTCCTACTAAAGTAACACACGCAGCACCAGTACAGAAAGGCCCGATAGGGGTAATCGTTGGAAGTACTTGGTATATTAAAACATTTAATGTTACGGGAGTACTTAAACATCCACTAGCACTTGAAGCAACAACACTTACACCATTACTTATTAACCCAGGAGCAGCTGTCGACCAATCCACAACTATTGAATTCGTTGTTTGTCCGGCAGTTATTACACCAGGTGAAGCAATTGTCCATGTATATGTATACCCCGCACCTAAAGATGGTACCGTATATGTCGATCCATTTGTTTGATAACAAACTGTGTCAGGATTTACTGTTGATTGAGAATATCCGACTAAGGATATTAATGATAGGACTAAGATTAATAATTTTTTCATGACTTTTTATTTTTAATTATGGATTATGTTGCCAACAACTATTGGACTTGGGTTTATGATCGTTACTGTCGCAGTTGATACACATCCAGATCCGTCTGTTACTGTAACTGTGTACGTACCTGATGGTAGATTTGTTGCTGTTTGTGTTGTTTGAATTGGTGATGTATTCCATGAATATGTATAAGGTGCGATTCCGTTCGGTACCGCAGTTGCTGTTCCATTGGTACCATTATTACAAGTGGGGTTTGTAAAAGTTGCTGTAGATGTGCAACAATTTAAAACAGCACCAAAACTATAATTAGGATCACCCAAACAAGCAACACTTGTCCAAGATCCCGTCTCACCATCAGCAGTTGTATTAATGGAAATGTTTAAGTTAGTTCCCGACGCACAGTTTGGTTTTGTTTTAATTGTCCAACAAAATGTCCAAGTACATGCCCCTGAAGAGTTATTATCCCCATAGTTATTACCTGCTGTACCTCCTGAATAATTATAATAAAATCCAGGACCTGTGATAGTACTAGTGGCTGAACTTGTATTACTATTATACCATGTCCACGTACCACTACCTGAACATGAAGATGCGGGTACCTTTGTTAATGTTGTTAAATCCCAACCATTACCAAATGTCGGAATAATACCATGTAACCAATTGGCGGATACTTGTGTATATGTTGTTATCGTATAACAAAATGTTACTGACTGATTAGGTAAATAAGCTCCGTTTATGGGGGATGGTGTTGATGTAAGACTTGAGGTTTGTAAACAATTATTACAATCGTTTGTACTATTAACGGACATGTTAAAATTACCTGACCCTCCTGAAGTCATTCCACTAACTTGTATGTAGTATGTTGTTCCAGGAATTAATGGTTGGAAAGTTACGCTATTATTACCAGCAACTGTTCCATTATTATCACAGTTAACCCCTGAGAGAGTTGAACAATTTGTTCCGATCCATAATGTTATTGATGGACTTTGTAATACAGGAGAGGAACCTGGTGTTATATTTATATTGACTTGAGTTCCTGAAGCCACGAATTTATACCACACATCTAATGCGGGTGAGGGTTGATTACCCCCCGTTTGACAACCCAATAAATAGGTATAAGGAGATGGTGATGTCGCATTTATTGTGGTACCCACCACATTAACAAAAGAACCAACACCACTTGGACATGCCGAGGGTGTTGGTAATGTTCCTAGATTCTGAGCTCCACCACAATCATCGTTTGCTGGTTGAGCAAGAGTTAATATTGAATTTAAAATAAAGGATAATACTATTATTAATTTTTTCATTTCATTATTTTTTCCACAGAACCATCTGTGTATGTTACAACCACAATTCCCCTATAGTTTTCATTTACCTCTTGTCCAAGTAAATTTACCATAGATGATATTATTTTACCACCGATTCTATTATCGATAGAAATCATATTATATGTTACTGAATTACCGTCATAGTCTGTCTGAGTTAATTGGTAATAATTTATATCATCCGAGTAGTCTAAATCAAAATACCCGTATGTGTTAATAATATTTGAATTACCAGCTCCATTAACAAATTGTAACTCTAACCATTCGACAGATCCATTTCTATATATCCCTCTCTCTAATGTGAAATAATCACTGTTCACTTCAGATGCGGTTTTCCATTCTAATGAATTACCATCAACTGTATTGTGACCCGTAAATGATATTAAACTAATAGGTAATGAAACTGGAGTTGATACTCTAATTTGGAATGTTCCAGTATTGTCCCCGCTATAATCCCACACTCTAATCCATATAGTTTCACCTGCAGTTCTACCAGTCACCTCTATATATGACATTGAATTTACTGATGAACTATCATCATTGTATGTTATATATGTTAATGCTGAAGAGGTACCAGAGTATATCTCTATAACAACATCTGTTAATACCAATGCCGATGTTCTGATTTGAAAAGTCCCACCAGAAGGTACAACGACTTTATACCAAACATCACCACCATAATAAGATGGTCCTGTTGGTGTTGGTGCGGTTGTGGATGATGTTGCTCCGTCATTAGTTCCTGTTATATATGTATCGTTAACAACCAATGTAATTGCTCCTGATGCGTTATCATTTGAGGGTGGTTGAGTTGGTGTTGTTATACAGATAATGAATGTCCCTCTAGACCCAACTGTCGCAGCATAACTATAAACCCTAACATAATACACATCACCAATAGTTAAATCTGTAAATAAAACTGTTTCTGGTGATGATGAATAATCATCGACAGCACCCATAGATACTAATGAACTCGTATACCCCTCAACAACTAAATCATTCATAGTCCCTCTAGTCACTGTCATGGTTAAATTAGTAGCCGTTGCTGTGAATTTATACCATACATCATCATCAGATGTACCAGTCGTTGATGAGAGTGTTTGAGTGGCACCAATACTCGTACCCGTTGTTGTAGTTGTACAAGTGGTACTCGAATTAATCGTTAAAGATATCGCCCCATCACTATTATCATTTGGCATCAATGTGGTGAATGATGAACCAATCCATGTTGAATAAGTTGAGCTACCACAATTTGAACGAACCCAATAATAATATAATGTCGAACCAATTAAACTACTTAAATTGGTTGTTACCACACCTGAACCGACAGATCCTGTTGGTGTTGTTGTACCATCGGGAGCGGTTGATGAAGTTGATAAATAATAATCATATCCACCCGATGGTGATGACGATGATGCCGTCCATGAAATAGTTGCAGTCGTAGTTGTAATCGACGAAGAAACTAATAATGTTGGTTCAGTGCAACTAGGTGATGGTTTAATCACAACATTGTCCATATACATATTATAACCATATTCAGAATGGAATTTAAACGCCACATATAAAGTTGCGATATTTCCAGCTCCCGCAGGTAATGTTATTGTTTTTTTGGACCATTCACCCGTAGCTGAAGCCGAACTTACTTGTCTCGGATAAAAAGTTGATGATGTCCATGTGGTTCCGTTAGTTGACCATTCGACTCTCACCCCTTCATTTAAATATGTTCCAGTGTTAAATGAACTACCATTATTTTGGTACCAATAAAATTCAACATCAACACTTGCAGTTCCTGTAGTGACGACAGCCGGAGTAATTAATCTTTCTTCTGAACCACTACTCCCACCTACACTACTATATGAATTGTATTTCACAAAATGAGTACCTTCTTGAGGTGACGCGGCAGTACTAGCGGATGATGTAACATATGAAATTTTAGTTGCCGATTGGACCGCAGCAATAGATGTTGACCAACACGAAGGTATCGTAGCGGCATTAAATAATTGAGTATATGTTAATGCGACTGACGCACATGATGTTGTGAATGTATATGTTGACGACGCAACACTCGAACCACACGCATTTTTAGCTATCACTTTCCATGAATGACTTGTTGACGATGTTAATGTAGATGGTGTATACGAATTGGTTAATACGTTTGCTGTCGGACTTCCAGGTAATGTTGTTCCGATATACACATCATAACTTGTAGATCCAGCAACTGCGACCCAAGTTAATGTTGGAGTTAAGCTTACCCCCGTCGATGCTGTAGTTGGAGAGGATAACGTAGGTGTTGCAGGAACTGCACTAATAACAATTGCTGCTGACGACGCACTACCCCAACAACCACCTGATGTATATTGAGATCTTATATAATATGTTCCTGATGTTGTTGCAACATATGTACTTGCAAAACTTGTAGTTGCAACTCCTGTACTCGTTGTTTGCCAATACCATGTTTCCCCAGCAGGTGCCGAACCATTTGCCGTTAACGTCACACCAGGAGATATACATTGTGGTGAATTTGTTGTCGGTATGCCGGGTGTTGATGGAGAACCAACTATTGTGATTGTAACTTCATTTGAAACCGTAGCTGACCCACAAGTAGGTGTTGATGTACATACTAAATAATACGTACCAACCGTTGTGAAATCTGTACCTAATGGTGTATATGAAGATGAGGTTCCTGTCACGTTTGTTATCGCTCCACCTGAAATTGATCGTCTACCCCATTGTCTTGCGGTGATTGTTCCTCCCCCCGTTTCAACAACAGATACAGATGTTCCATTACTACCTAAACATATTGATTGGGTAGTACTTGATGAAACTACTACGGCAGATAGATTAACACCCACATTTCCTGACACCGCAACATTTTTAGTTGTTGCACTCGTACTAACCAATGTTATGTTTCCTGATGGTGTTCCTGTTGATGCTGTAGATTGTAATCTGACATATATTGTTGTTGACGCAATTGTACCGGCAGCACCTATCACTAACGCTGACGAACTTGTACCAATACTACTTGCAAAGGTAGAACTTGTTGACACTTCGAACCCAACTGGGGGTGTTATTGTTATACCAGCTAACATATTAGTTCCCGTTACTGTAAAGTTTTGAATACTAGACGCAGTACCTGAACACGATGAAAACGCCGATAATGTAGAAACCGATGGCGTTATAATTGGAGATCTCCTCCAACTAAAGGTTGTTCCTGAAGCAGGTTTTGAAGTACTAACATAATTTACGGTTGAGTTATTCGCAGAACCGGCGGATGTATTATTAAGCCAACCCGTACTACCGGTTTTAGTTCTGTTATTAAAATCTGTAGCCGCAGAACCTCTTAAACCTACTTGAATAACTGATGATGTGGATGTCCCCGTATTTGACCCATATATTATATCTATAGCATTAGTTGTCTCATATAATCTAATTTGACAGTTCATGGCGTCTGCTTGCCACGCTGAACCAGTCCATCTATCAACACTTGACCATTGACAAACATATATTCTATTTGGTGATGTTCCCAAAACTTCTGATCTACATATTGATCTCAAATCAAACGCAAAAGCTGAAATAGCAAGGTTTGTACCCCCTGATGACAATGGTGTATATTGAGTTGTTGATGGGGCATTAGACCCTAATACAAGAAAACCATTTGTACTTGGTCTTGCCACAGTATATCCAGTTCCATTATAAGTAAATGTAAACGGTATTGTAAAACTATAATTTGCGTTATCTGTTTGAGTAGCATTGTGTGCGGTACCACTGGTGATGGCGGTATAAGTTCCAGTACTTTGTGAAAATGTGTAGTTGGTTGCAACTTGTGAGTGGGACAAACCAAATGCCCATAAAAAAGTGATAATAAATAGTATTTTTTTCATGACATGTATTTTACTATAAATATACATCAATAAAACAATAATATAATGAAAAAACTATATGAATGTATAAATACCCCCTTCTAGTTATTATTTATGAATAATTGATAGATAAACTATAGTATCTTATTAGACTTTCTTATGTTTTCTTCCCCCCACATAGGTTGAAGGTTATCTAAACACCAACATTCCATAAAATTACTATCCCCCATTTCAGAAATATTAAACGATGAAATGGGTCTAATGTGATCAACATGCCACTCACCATAGTTGTCCCACGTCATACCCTCAGTGAATTGAACCTCTAAATGGTTTATTAATTGTTCAGGTGTGTATTTTAATACATCAAAATAATGTTTGTTCTTTTCTACATTACTCTCCTTTAATACCTGATATATTGCAGTTCTGAAATAAGAGATTAATTTATAGGTGGGGTTAGTGTCTCTAAGATGTTGTTGATAATCTCGTTTTGTTTTTCTGATTTTATCTATGTTTTTTTCTCTCCATTTTTTTTGATACTCGTTTAGGTGGTTCCTATTTTCTTCAGACCATTTTTTGTGGTTTTCACTTTTTCGTTCCTTCGTTTCGGGTTTTGAATTGTATTTTTTCATCGCAACTTCTCTACCACCAATATTTCTTCTACCTGATGGACCCATCTTAACACCGTTCTCTTTTAGTATTCTTAATATTTGTTGCTTGTTTAATCCTAATTTTTCTGATATTGTTTGACTCCCAATCAAATCCTCGTTATACATCTTAAGAATAACATCTATTTCTTTTTGTGATGGAATATATTTCTTCATAATTATAAATATACAACATTCTACCAAAAAATCAATTGTTATTTAATTTAAATAAAAAAAGGGACAATAAATTGCCCCTTTTGAGTGTAATACTTTAAGATTTTGATTATCTCAATTCTCTTAAATCGAATGTTCTAACACCATCAACGGTAATGCGGCCATAAAACCTGTTGTTCACCATTTTTTTCGCGTATCTTGTCATTATACCTTTAATCGGTGTAAAGTTGAACGGATTGTACATTGTAGGTGTTAATTGTAATGGTACGTATGGTGCGTAGATGTAACCTGTGTCTAACAATGACGTTCCTTTGTGTCCAATCAAAACTTGGTTTGGTGGGAAGTAAGGGTCACGGAAAACTTGGTAACGACCAGCTAATGTTCCAACTCTTTCAATACCCATGTTATATTGGTCTTGTTCAGGAGAAGCATTAGATACGTGGAAGTATTCTAAATCGTCAAAGATAGCAGAAACCTCAGAAGAAACAACGATCCAGTTAGCCCCACCTCTTAAAGTAGATTTGTGGATTTGTGCTGACAACTGATTGATTGCTGTAATCAATGTTTGATTCCAATCTTTTTGAGTGTAGTTAGTTGTAGCAGAAATTCTTCTCCAACCATTGTAATCCCAACGTAAGTTCCATGCTGCACCTTTACGTAAATCTCTAAGGATTTCACGATCGATTTCAGCAGCAACTTGTTCAGACAATAAAGCTGTTAATTCAGCTTCAGCATCGATGTTATGGAATGCACTAACATCTTGAGCTAACTCAGGAGACCATTGTGCTCTTAATTTTCTTTCAGTAACAGATACTGTAACAGAATCCAATTCGAAAGAAACCTCACCGATTTTATCTTCGAATTCCATTTCTTTGTAACGTCTGAATACTGCTGTAAATGCAGTAGGATCAACATCAGCACCAAGAGTAGTTCCTGTGTAACCATCTAAAGTAGAAGAACCACAATCAGCACATGCTGGACATGATAAATCAACTTCTAAATAGATACAACCTGTTGGTGAACAGATGTCATTGTATTGACCACCATTACCATTAGATGGCCATGTTGTTTGAGCCATACTGTTTAATCCTGATACAATTCCTTGACCGTATTGTTGAGTAACAACTCTGAACAATAATGAATTTGGTTGGTGAGCCGCGTTAAAAGCGTTTTGACATTCAGTTGACGCAGTACTTGCAGACCATGTAGAGTCATTATAAGCTCCGTTAGCGAAAATTCTTAAATCAGATAAGAAAGTTTCAGAATCATATTCGTTACCATCAGGTCCGATTAATTTTCCTGTACCTACATTTGCAAATCCACACATTTTAATAATTACTTTTCTAACGTTTTGGTCGTTTAATTCACCATCTAAGTCAGCTAAAGCACCATTACTCCAAACTTGGATATCTGTACCAACAGTAACTGCTGACCATTGTCCTTTAGAGTAATCGAATAAACCTGGAGGGTCTAATTGTCCTTCATTTCCTTCATAAAATAAATCGTAAAGATTTTTCTTACCGTAAGTTGAAGAAGTACCATAACCAACACCAGCTTGTCCTTGTGCTGCAGTTAAACCATCAACCGCACCGATTGGTCCGTAATGTTCACCTGATGTACCATCGTAATCATTAGCTGGTGTTTGAGCAGTTCCTCCATCATACCCTTGAATTTTAGGTACGAAGTAGAACAATTTACCGATAGGTAAGTTCATTGCTTGTACAGATACGATTTCATTCGCTAATAATTTAGAGAATACACGTCTAACGATAGGGAAAACTACAGTTTCAAATGAACCTGAAGAACCTTCTGAAGTCGCTTCGTTTATTAAGTGAGACGCTTGATTCTCATATAACTGAGCTACGTTCTCTTTTAGGTGACCTTTAAGGCCTTCTAGGAATCCTAATTTATCCCATTTGTTAATAGTATCTTCTTTAATAACTTTAAGGTGTTTTAACCCTATGTTACCAACAAGACCTGATTCTAATAATGCTCCCATTTTAATTTGTTTTTGTTTTGTTTTTTGTTTATTTTTATTTTTTATTTCATTTTAGACATTAAGTCTTTCATTCTAAGGAATTGAGGATTTTCATAAGTTTTGTTCTCAATTAAGTTAATTGCTGAACCTGTCGTTGGAGCGTTTTCAATTTTACGTTCAAATGACTCATTCATTGATTGACTTGTTGTAGGTAAAAGTTCGTCTTTAATGGTTTTGTACAGACCCTTAGATTCTTTGATTGATTCTACACCGTCGAATCTTCTTAATATATTGATTTTTTCTTGTTTTGATGTTGAGTGTTCAGTGAACAAACGTGTAGCGTACGCTAGGTTTGAGTTGAAGACTGCAACTTCATTCAATTTATTTCTGAAGATATTTAACGCTTTTCTGTATTCTTCGTTCTTTTCTCTAAGAATGTGTAATTCTCTTGTCTCGCTTTCTTTAAGTGCTATATTAAATGCTGATCCAGTTCTTGGTTTTGGTAAACCACCTTTTCGACCTGCTCTACTACCAGCTCCTAATGTGCGAACACCTTCTTTGGTTTCTTCTTTTTTAACTATACTGTTTTTTGGGTTACGAGCCGCTTGTTCTTTATATTCAAATTTAGCTTTACCCGTTCCAACAGATCTTGAACCTAGTTTCATTTTTGTTTTAAAACCTGTTCCTTGATTTGGATTTTTAGAGTAAGTTTTTACGTTAGGGCCTTTTCCCATTCCAACACCTTTCGGTTTGATGGTTCTTTTACTTAATTTAGATTCGTACATATCTCCAAAATCTTCTTCTTCTTCATCAAAGTCTTCTTCTTCTTCGTCATCAAAGTCTTCTTCTTCTTCTTCGTCATCAAATTCAATTTCGTACATAACTTCAGTGTCATCATCTTCTTCTTCAGTGTCTGTATCTCCAAAAATTTCTTTAACGATAGTATCGATATCATCGTCATCTTCGAACATTTCTTCTGAATCATCATTCATGTTGAATTCTTCTTCTTCGTACATTTCTTTATCTAAACCCTCATAATATTGGTCATCTTCTTCTTCATCCATTTGTCCTTCAGGATTAAAATCATCATCACTCCACTCGTCTTCGTCACTTTCACCAACAATCATATATTCTTTGTTTGCTTCAGTATCCTTAAGATTAATATTACCCCCAGCATCTTTTGTTACTACGATATTATCTTCAGGCCCCATCAATTGGAATACACGAAGAACTTCTTCGTCTGATTGTGTTGTTAGGTCAATAGGTTCTTCTATGTCGTCATCTTCCATGTAACCCATGTCGTCATCTTCCGTATCGTCTTCCTCCGAGTCGTTATCAACATCCGCACCCATGTCACCCATGTCTACATCTGCATCGTCTTCAATCTCATCTTCAGACTCTTGTTCAAATAGAGATTCTTTTACCAATTCTTTGATTTCTTGCGACATTGTTGAAGCAAGTATTCCTTTTGCGTTTTCAGCAACCGCTTCTTCCAAATTTTTCATTTGGATGATTGCCTCTTCTACTAATGATTTTTCTTTTGCCATTGTTAGTTTTATTATTTTTATATATAAATACTATCAAATGCGAAAAAAGTTTAAATTTAAACTAATTCGTATTGATTCACTTATTCCTTAATAAATACTACCTATTTGGTAAAAAATAAAAAAGGAGACCTTTTGGGTCTCCTTTTAATTTATTTTTTAATTTTAATTTACTCAATCACTTCATCAATTTTACTTTCCGAAATCGCTGTAATCCTCCAATTTTGGGTGTAAGCCTCAAAAATCTTAGTTACTTTAGCTTCTACGTCTGTTGGCGTATAACCATTAACTAATTTTTCTTCTCTTAATTTTTTTACTTTTCCTGTCTCAGAATCAACTGAATCGACTGTAATTTTTGCTACGAAATATTTTTCTCCTTGTTCCATATATAATTTTTTTTTATCTGTTTCCCAAATAATCGTTCAATTTTTTCATTAAGTCAAGCGATTTATTTCCAGATTCACCAACATGTCTATCTATTGACGTTCTTTTTTCTTCTTCAATATTCTCTTCAAAATTATTTTTATCTTCTTTATTTAAGAAAAGGTAAGCACCTGGTGTTGATGGTGAAGAAACTAAATCGAAACAAATTAATTCATAATCTCCTTGTACTTCATTCTGTTCACCAACCTTTTTTAAAGAACCCACACCTCTTGATGAGATACCTAATGTTACCCCTTGTCTTAAATAATTTGCTGCGATATCTCCTTTAGTTGAAACAATTCCTCTTTCGTGGAACCCTGGACTTGTTAACAATTTTATTTTACCCATTAAGGTCGGCCCTTCCCACCAAACCTCGGTTATCATATGAGACACTCTATCCAAATCGATTAATGAAGACTCGGGATGATTTAACTCAGATAAAGAAGTTCCTTTTTGAATTAATTTTTTATAATTTTCAGCTTCTCTTTTAAGAATTTCTTCTGGGTATACTCTTCCGTTTCTATTAGGGGTGTCGTATTTTTGTAAGACCGCATAAAACTCAAATGGTTTAGAATGATCTAATGTATTCGCTGATTCTAGTATATAAGAATTTTGTTCACTTTTTGGTGAAATGTATCCAGCATCGTACTCAATAAGAATCCCCCTCCCCGATTCTCCGGGTTTTATAATTTTTAAATCCATCTTTTATTTTAATTATAAATATTAAAGATCGGCCATTTGTTCCACCATTTCTGTTCTTTTGCCCTTTTTAGTTAAATAAAAATTGAAATATTCGTTTTCATTAAAATTTTGTTGTAGGATATCTTTTGTTATTTTTTTAAGTGAATCACGTAATCTCATTGATTTAAAATCTATTTCTTGGTCTTTTAAAAAGAAATTAATTTCTAAGTTTAAAAAAGATTTTTTCCCTGTTGTTAATCCACTTGATCGTAAATCCAGATCTACAATAAAACCTTCTTCAAATATATTTCTATCTATACTACTATGAACGATGTGTTTTATTGACCTACTTAGATTTAAAACCACTCTGTTCCAATTCTCTGAGTCTTTTATTGGTTCTACCCATGTTTGAAGGTTTAAGTAAAGGGATTTAAACTCAATTGAGTCTACTGTACCATATACCACTTTTGTTGATTTAAATCCAAGGATTTGTGAGGTTTTCCCCTTTTTCATTAATTTCCATATTTTATTAGTTTATTTTCCTAAAAAATAGGTATATTTGTATAAATAGTCAAAAAAAATAAAAGGTAGGGGTATTTCTAATATATGTTAATAATTAAAGTTGAGAAGGGTAATATCGATAGAGCCCTAAAAATGTACAAAAGTAAAGTCATTAAAACCAGACAAATGTCTGAGTTAAACAAACGTAAAACATTCATTAAACCATCTGAAGATTATAGATCTATGATGGATAATGCTAAGTATGTTCAGGAAAAGTATAAATCTAATGAAGATTAAAGATTTTCTTTAAGGTTTTTTAATTTGAAGTAAGATAATTTATCATACTTTTCTAATTCAACCTTTTCAATAGTTTCGTTTATTCTATCTAATGTGTTAAAATCAGAACCTCTTTGTAAATTCTTTAGTTTTACAATTATATCATTTTTAATTGTGTCAAAATCTTCTTTTAATATAGAATCATCTGTAGATAAGAATTTTATTACTTCTCTTTTTTCAGACTCATTTAAACCATCAATATAATTTGTAATTGTTTTGTTGGCAACACTTACCATTGTGTTTAACGGTAGTTTAATAATTTCTTTACTAATTGGGGTGGGAACCATTAAAGATTCTTTAATCAATTTTTTACTTTTGATTTTAGACTCAATAGTTAATACATCGGTTGAAAATAGTCCATCAACGGTTTCGTATAGGTTTTCTGACTTAACATTGTTCACCCAAGTCTTTAAATTATTTAAATCGGAAGGTTTAATTTTGTTAATAGAATTTTCATACATAGTAACACACTCGTATATGTAGTCATTAACTGTATTCTCGTTTAAACCTTTTTTAGAACTTAATTCATCGTACAAATAAAATATTTTACTAATATTTTTATTTTCCAATACTAATTTTTTAAAATTCTTTAATTCACCTTTAAAAGTGTCATTAGAATACGATTCTAATAACACTTTTTCTATCTTAGATTTTAATATACCAAACTTAACCATTTTCTTTTTTTATTATAAATATCAATCTTTTAGAAGTTTACTCAATTGATCCTCCATTTCTCCTAAAGAATTTTTTCCTTTGGATAAATCAATGTATGAATCTTCGTCAGTTAATGAGTTTGATTCTAATAGAATTTTTAAGTTATCTCGTTTAAATGATTCTGGTGTCATTCCCGCATCTCCTCCTGGTTCAGGTCCTGGAGGTGGTGGTGGAGCCATTGATTCTCCTCCTCCCATATCACCGCCTGGAGGTGGTGGTGGAGCTCCTGCTCCCGCATTTGCTGTCGATCCTGATTTATTACCATACAATTTATCAACATTATCAAAGATACCGGAATGAGTGATGATTGTTGCTGTGTTAGTCAACTCTGCTCCAACCGCTTTCTCAATACGTTGTTGTTGTAAATCAAGTTTAATTTCTTCGTCTGAGAATCCTAAAATATGTTTTTTAGCCCATGATACCGATACTGGAGCAATTCCTTCAATACCCGCAACAGCGTCTTTATATAATAAAATCTTCTCTTTCCACAAATCAACTTTTAATAAATCTGCTTGAGAAGATGGATTTGTTAGACCTAACGTAAAGTTTGATAACTCGTCCTCAAACCCTAATAGGAATAAGTGAATAATCGCAATCTTATTCATTTCAGCAATCATACATTTTTGAATTCTATTAATAGTTCTTGCGAAACGTATATCCATTAATGATAAATCTTTCCCACCACCAACAGGTTCTTCAAAACCTAAGAAAGCTTTAGGTACACGTAGAGCGGTTAACAATTTCTTTTGAATATATTCAATATCCGCAATTTCAGATAAATTGGTTGCTCCCGGTAATGTCTCAATTGGTGATGCTTGAGCTGGATCACGAACAGGTATAAAGTAATCTTGGTCAACAGCCATTTGATTGAAACGTAAATCTACATTACCTGTTTTTGAATCTACAACTTGATCTCTTTTAAATTTGTTCGCCACACGTTGTACATATGCCTCAACGTCTTTGTCATCCATATTACCAACAAAAACTTTAAATACTCTTCTTTCTGGAGCTCTTGATGTTCTATAGATTAACATCGCATCTTCAGATAACAATAACTGTTTCCAAATACGTCTCGCTTTTTCTAACATAGAAGTTCCGTATGGAAGTTTTCTATCATCACCTAATAATCTAAAGTGGGCAATTTCCCATGAATTAAATTCCATGTCTTTAACCTTCCACTTAAATCTCAGACCTTTATTTTCAACTGGTTCATCAATGTTTTGTTTTGCTGCTTGGGACGCGACACCTCTCTCCAAACGTTCAATTTCAATGTTCGGTAGTTGTTGACATCCAATAATACCTTTTTCAGAGTCTAATTTTAAATAAACGAAATTATCCCCATATTTACAGTTGGACAAAAACACTCCAGAAGTCCTTGAAAATGAACCATTTACGTCCTTACCTAACACCGGAAAGTTATGTCTATCGTGTTCTCCGTTAGGGCCAACAGCCTCTAAACAATAGACATCTGATGTTTCATTTAATTTAACAACAGAAACAACTTTATGGTTTAATAAGGTTTTTTCTTTTGTTTTACCTAAATAAATCGATTTTGCTTTTATATAGTCTTTATCTAAAATAAGGATTGGTTTAATCGACAAAACAAAATCAAAATAATTTTGATTTGTTTTTCTAAAAATAACTTTATTCAGTGTGGTTGAATTAATTGATTTACGTATATCTTTCCTTAAAGTATAATTTTCTTTAAAAAAATTAAGAAAGTCCTCGTCATTTTTTAATAATTCTGATAATTTATTAATTCCGACATAATTTTCAGAATTTATAATTAAATTTGATACGTATTCTAAACAAGCATCACTAATTTCAATAGTCATGCGTTTTTTAGTTTTTTCTATAAATTCTTTAGACCCCCAATTATTCAACATTTTTTCAGAACGAATTTCATTATGTTCTGTATGTAAAACACTATTGTTATATTGTTCAAAATATTTAGGATATATTCCTGACATTTCCTTAGATAGTCGTTCTCTTCTTTTATCTGACCTTAAATACTTATCAATACCGTCCATTCTTTTTTTAACAACTTCTGGTGACCCCAATATTTTATCAAAATGTTCTACATGTAGTTTAAAATGGTCTGAATGTGTTAATCTAATTAAATTATTAGGGGTATTATTTAATTTATTAAAATCATTGTGATGTGTATCAAATTGACAACCAATAGATTTTTCATAGTCTAAATCCCTAACACACTCATGTGCAACTAAAGAATGTGTAAATTTATATTTAGTGGAATTAGGGTTATACACTTTTTCATATCCCACGATACAATCTTTTTTCTTTTCACTTTTTCTACTATAAAACGGCATCAAAGATTGACCTTCAGTTAAATTGTCAGCTCTTTTATATGACCCATCTCTAAGCATATATTCATGATCGGGTGTTGTGTCAATATACGTTCCGTCATCTAATGTGACTCTTATTAGTTCACTATCCTTTCTAGTTAAGTCGCACCATATAATTTTACTAGGGACAATTGACTTTGTTCCGTCTTGTATTGCGTAAGACCATATCTCTTCATTGTTTTTTATTCTATCAGACAATTCTTTAATAGTTATCTCGGTACCATCTAATAATGGTATCATACTATCTTCTCTAATAGGGGTATTTCTCACCCACATAGGTAAGTTTGTATTAACATCCATAACGTTATTAAACAAATCCGCCAATATTGATTTGATTCTTTTTGATTCAGAATATATTTGTAACATATATCCGTTCTCATCGACCGTTGTTGATTCTTCTCCATAAATGTCTAATGCTGCGGATATTTCTGGAGTATACTCCATACTTTCATAATCGTAAAACGACGCCAATCTTGTTGGTTCATAATAAACCGATTGGGTATACATATTACTTTCAATCTTTGTCCACTGATTTGCTAAGTAATATGTTTGTTGAGCTTGTAATAACTCTTTATCGTATTCTTGTTTAGATGTTGTTTTTAATAAGTCTTTTCTATCAAACTTATATGTTGGGTAATCTTGGTTTAATAAGGCGTTTGGGCCAAATGCGTGTGATAACCTCTGCCAAACCGTTAAATTTCCGTTGTCTCTATTTTCCATATGAATATTTTAATTCTATTTAAGATAAATATATGAAAGATCCAAAGTAACTGAATGGTTCTATTTTTTTTACCTATTCAATTTCCTTCAATTATAAATCGTTCAGAATTAGTTAAGATGATGGATTTGTTGTTATAACTGTTGTATCTAGATCTCTTACGTAAATTCTTAATGGAGATGGTCTATCTGCTCCAGAGACATACGCGCCGGTTTGTCTACTACCACATCTAATTAAATTACCACTAAAATTACATACAGACATTACATAATATGAATATATGGTACCAGGTGTTAATCCATTTATAATAAAATCGGCTCTATATGTGGCAGAACTAGCGTCAGAATCCCCATTTATTCTAAACCAACCATTATCTGGTGTAGTTGTTGATCCTGTTGTTGTGTTTAAACCTATCATTTGAACAGCAGCACTATTAGAAAATAAAATATCAGCATCAAATATAATTTCAACAATACCACTTGTTGGTGCTGTAAATGTTATTTTAGCATATCTATTAGTTGCGTCTGAATTACAGTTAATAGCTGTAAAAACTGTTGAACTTGCAACAGTATGTGTTGCAAGTGTTGAAGCGGTTAATTCGGTTATGGCGAGAAGTTTACCATTATTTATTCCGCCACCATTATAAGTTGTTGCCGAGATTGTATTGGCCGTTAACCCATTTGTAAAAATAGTAGCCCCACTTACGGTTCCACCGGTAAAGTCGCCACTTAATGCCATTAAATTCCATACTGTAGTATATTGATACGTATTACCATTTGAGGTGTTAGTGTATCTATCACCAGCAACTGCGGTGTGAGTTGGTGCCCCAGTTCCTGTTGCGACTGTTAATCCTTGATCGGTTTTTGTATATATTATCGCCATCTTCTAATTATTTATTAATTCTGTGCATATTATTTTTACTTGATTAACGATTAGTCTATCTTCAGAACTCATTTCAGAAACGAGTAAACATGTTACCTCATCATTATCGCCTTGTATATCTAATCTATTTACATCAGAGGTATATACTACATATACCAATGGGTTTTTTTGGGTTAAACAAAATATCTCAAGTTCCAAGAATGAAATTTGTTGTTCTTTAGTTAATTCAAATATAAATCTTGGTGTAACCTCAATTTCATTGTTTTCTGGTATAATCATCAGAGCTTGATCTGAATGTCTATATATTATTTGTTTAACATTTTCCATAATTTTATAATAAATAAGTTGTATCTTCTAACATCGTACCCCCCACTAAAATATTTGGAGAATATGCTGTCCCATATGTTGTATCGGTAAATGTGTTTGAAATTCTAAATCCAACCGCACAATTATCGATTACCGAATAAACTTCAACGTCTTGAGCTGTCCCCGTATTTGATATTATTTGTATTGGAGCTAATCCATTTGCAACCTTTAAATATGCCTGATTAATTAATTGTATTTTACCTCCCGTTGCCGTTTTTCTTAATAATCCCGATTTAGAATCTGATACCGCACATAACAATTTACCACCACTTTGTTGGTATGTACCACCAGAGATTAATAATGTTGGTGTACTAGTTGCTGATTCTGTGGTAGATCTTAATAATTGTATTGTCCCACTTTTATTATTTAACGTACCTGTTATATCCGCCGATTTATTGATATGTGAAAATATACCATACACGTTAATCGTTCCAGCACAACTAGATATGTTTCCAAAATTAGTTTTATATAAATTTAATGTTGATGTTGCGTCAACAGAAATAAAGGGTACAGATGAATAAGTAGTGTATGAAGGTCCTATTACATTATCTAATATATCTAAAGTTGCTGAATTTGTTAGAGTTATGTTTCCAATACCATTAATACCTGAAACTATCGACGCCATACCCGTTGCTACCACTTTTGCATTAGAAACAGATATACTAGTTGTAACAGTTGCAACTGTAGTTGAAACACCCAGAAAAATTGATGTTCCTCCAACCACCGTTATATTACCGTAAACCACACCATTAAATGTACAAATTCCTTGTACAGATACAGTTCCTAATATTTTACCATTAAATGTTTGTAACAAATCCGTACTAATTGAACCCAATGAGTGAGCAGTACCCGTAACGGTACTATTAACTACACCTCCACTACTTTGTATTGAAAGATTCCCCGTTATTCTACCACTTGTAAATAAATATCCGCTAGAAACTGAAGAAAACGCTGTTATCGAAGTTGGACAAATTAAATCACCATCAAAAAATATAGTAGCGAATCTTAGTCTAATACCACTCAAAAGTCCATAATAATTACCCTTTATGGTAGATACTCCACCACTTTCAATATCCGCAATTGACCCAAAATTCGCTAAGAAACTATCACATAATAAATATAATGAATCAAATTTTGAACTACCATTTTGATTACAATCTATTTGATATCCAGTACCACTACTCGAATATGTTGTTGGATTTAAAAATACTTTTACAACTGAACTCCCATTTATAGATAAAAATTTACTTGATGCGGATGTTCCGTATAAAAAACCACCTTTAAATACTATTGGTACTACAGGACTAGTAGGTGATAACAATACTCCTGAGAATGATATGGTTGAAGTTTGAGCATTTATAAAAAAACCTTGTTTAAACCAATTAGAAACCCATACAAAATTACCGTTCAGAATAAGTTCATAAATAGTCCACCAAGTTGTAGTAATAGTGGCTGATGCTGTACATAATTGACTTAATACAATTGTGTTGGATGTCTTACTAACAACCACTGAATTATATGGGATGCCAGTACCAGTAATAAATTGTCCTATAACAATATTAGCCGTAGAACTTACTGATGTTAATGTCGCACTACCATTTGCAGTGGTTGAGGTAACCGTTCCCGTATTAGTTATGTCTGATAATGCGTATTCTACTGTTAAGTATGGTGTGTTAATATTTCCTCGACCTGTTGAATTAGTCCCATTAATTGAATCAACATAAATTTTATTAGCTTGTGGTGAAGAACTCGCTGGTAAATTTTGATAAGTTGTTGCCGATATTGTTGTAGCACTAACCGAATTCATCAATGTATTACCAGTAACTGTTAAATCTCCATTGACTGTTAAACCAGATACACTATCAAACGATGCTGATATGTTAGGTTGTCCTTGATTTTGTTCTATAGTAAATGTATTTGTTGTTGGAGAATATGTATATCCAGTGACATACGTATCAAGACTTGTAAATGCACTTAGTGGGGTGTATTCAACATCACCATTTGATGAATTTCTACTTAAAATTTCCGTATTTGAATTATTAAGTGTTGGTACATAATTTAAGTTTAAATAAGGAACATAAACCGTATCATTTGTTGAACCTGTAATATTTTGTCCACCTAACACCACACTTCTATCTCCACCAACAACTGAATTGGTTGAATGGATAAATGATGTATTACCGCTGGCGATTGCGTTATAACCAGCAGAATGGGAATACGAACCAATAGATGTCGTACTATAACCTTCGGAGTGTGATGAAATTCCAATTGATTTTGTTAAAAACCCTTCAGAGTGTGAACTTTGACCGATAGAAGTTGTTCCTTGTCCTTCGGCGTGACTATTATCGCCCGTCGATATATTTCCAGTTCCTTCAGAGTGAGAACCCGTACCTAAGACTATTGTCGCCCACGAGCTACTTAAATTAGTATAATCTGCAACATAACTACCAGTGGTAATCGTGACATTATCTAATTGTATTGTAAAGTTTGGAGCTGAATATGAAATTGTATTATAAGTGTATAAATTATTATCTAATATGACTTCACCCCCACCCAAAGTAAATTGAGAGGTGTAATCAACATTATTCGATATGGTTATTAACCCAGCAACTACTGAGGATACTGGAAACGCTCTCCAACCTGATTGTGTACCATAACCTTCAGCGTGGCTGTAATTTCCAAATGTTGTTGTTGATCCACCTTCAGCGTGGCTCTGATTTCCATATGTTGATGATCCATAACCTTCTGAGTGACTATAATCCCCATAAGCGTATGAATTATATCCTTCGGAGTGTGATGATACCCCATATGATACCGTTCCCGTTCCTTCTGAGTGTGAATAATTACCAAACGCTTTAGTACCATCTCCGGCGGAGTGGGTACCATTCCCTAAGGTAGTGGTCGCTAATGGACTATTTAAATTTAAGAAATCAGCAACATATGTTCCAGTATTGACGTTAGCATCATTTAATTGAATTGTAAAATTTGGTGAACTGAACGCAATTGTGTTATATCCGTATTGAGTGTTATCTAATATAACAATATTACTATTAAATATAGAAGTGTAATCTACGTTATCTGATATAGTTATTAAACCGGACACTACTGATGTAACAGTAAATCCCCTCCAACCGGAAATAGTTAAATTACCTTCTGAGTGGGAATAATTACCGATAGCTTGAGTACTAGTACCTTCACTATGTGAATAATCACCAATTGCTGTTGTTATATAACCTTCTGAGTGTGAACTATTACCTATAGTTTCACCACCATATCCTTCTGCGTGTGAATTAATTCCAGATGCGATTGTACTATTACCTTCTGCGTGAGAATTAGCTCCAATTGTTTGAGAACCAAATCCTTCTGTGTGACTATATTGACCGTCTGCCGTTGTTTGGTTACCTTCAGCATGTGAATATGATACAGATGCTATTGTTGAATAACCTTCGGAATGGGAATGATCTCCGGAGGATCTAGTATTATTACCTTCTGCATGGGAAGCGTCTCCTGTGGCTTGAGTCGAAAACCCTTCTGCATGTGACCCATAACCAGACGCTAACGTAATATCACCACCCGTTTCGGAAAAATCACCTAATGCTTTAGTACCATTACCTGTTGCATGGGCACCAGTTCCAGCAATAAAATTAGCTAATGGACTATTTAAATTTGAGAAATCAGCTACATATGTTCCAGAATTAACTGTAGTATCATCTAATTGAATTGTGAAATCTGGGGAAGTAAATGCAATGGCATTATATGTATACACTCGAGTATCTAATAATACTTCACCACTATTAAATATAGAAGAGTAATCTACGTTATCTGATATAGTTATTAAACCTGCCACTACTGATGTTACAGTAAATGCTCGCCACCCGGCTGTCGTTAAAGTACCTTCAGCGTGAGAAGTTAGTCCAATTGCTCGAGTTCTGTCACCTTCAGCATGAGAATAATCGCCAATTGCCGTTGTAGTAGCACCTTCTGCGTGTGAAGAGTACCCTGCTGATATTGTTCCGTAACCTTCAGTGTGAGAATAATTACCAATAGCTTGAGTACTAATACCTTCTGCGTGTGACGCTTGACCAGCAGCTACTGTGTCACCACCTTCTGTGTGAGAACCATATCCTGGGGATACATTACCGTCACCTTCAGCGTGGGAATATGGTCCACCATACACTTGATCACCAGTCCAATTGAGAGGGTTTAGATTTATGTTTCCGACAACCGCGGTTGTAGTTGTTATACTAGTATCTATTAATAAAATTTCAGTTTCGGTTCCATTAAACGATGTTGAGTCAATTATTAATGTGATTGTTGCGTAACTATTATCATACGCCAAATCATTAAGATATAAATAATTTCCTGAAGGATAATCGGTTGATACATCACCATAGGATCCATCTAATGTAACTAAACCAGCCGATACTAATATTGCTAAATATCCATTATCCCCACCGGTTTTAGTACTATAACCTTCAGCATGTGATGCATAACCAGATGCTACGGTAGTGTCACCTTCTGCGTGACTATATTGACCTACTGTTGTTGTACTAGCACCTTCTGCGTGTGAATAATCACCACTAGCTATTGTAGCAGCACCTTCTGTGTGTGAATGACCACCATATGCTAAAGTAACTTTACCTTCTGCGTGTGAATATGAACCAGATGCGATGGTACCTTCACCTTCTGCGTGTGAATAATCCGCAACTGCTGTTGTGATATTACCTTCAGCATGTGATGATTTTCCAGATGCTGTTGTACTAGTACCTTCTGCGTGAGAATTATTTCCAATAGCTACGGTATTGTCACCTTCGGCGTGTGAATAACTACCAGATGCAATTGTACCAACGCCTTCTGCGTGTGATCCAATCGCTAATGCCGTTGTACTAGTACCTTCTGCATGTGAATAATCACCGGACGCTAATGTTAGAAGCCCTTGTGATGTTGAACCTATAGTTGTTGCACTTGTTTGAGCCCCCCACGCGGGAGACTCGTCCCCCCGAGCGCGCGGGTGATTACCCCAAGCAACTGACCTATCCCCCGTAGAGTCTAACCCCGTACTATTAATCGCTTTAATTGATGCGGTTCCTGTAGTTCCTGATGTCCAATACGTGTCTGAAACTATTGGTAAATTTTGATAAGTTGTTGCCGATATTGTAGTAGCACTAACCGAATTCATTAAAGTATTTCCTGTCACAGTTAAATCACCGTTAACGGTTAATCCTGTTACAGAATCAATAGTTGCGGTTAAATCAGGTTGACCGTTGTTTTGATTAATTGTAAAAACATTTGTATTGTAACTAAAACCTGTAACATATGTGTCAGGATCTATTGGTAAATTTTGATAAGTTGTTGCCGAGATTGTATTCGCAGTTAGACCACTTTGGAATATTGTATCTCCCGTCACGGTTCCCCCGCTTAATGGTAAAAAAAATGAATTTTCTAAAATATAATCTTTTAAATCATCTATTTTAGTTTCACTAGTTGTTCCTGTTGGGTTTATATAACTAACAAAAGGGACAATATCGGTTACAGTGTAACCTGTATGACCAATATATGGAAGTTGAGATATTTTTACGTTTGACATTTTATTTTTTTTTCTATTAATAAATAGTTTATAGTATTATAATTTTCGACCCATCTGCTTGTAATACAAAAAATCCGTCTCCTTGTAATAAGAAACTAGTTGTATCTGTAGGGGTTGGAGTTATCGTTGGGGTTATTGTTGGAGTTATAGTTGGTGTTGGAGTAACTGTATTAGTTGGAGTTATTGTTGGAGTAATACTTGGAGTAGGTGTAATTGTTTCAGTTGGAGTTATTGTTGGAGTAATACTTGGAGTAGGTGTAATTGTTTCAGTTGGTGTAATACTTGGAGTAGGTGTAATTGTTTCAGTTGGTGTAATACTTGGAGTAGGTGTAATTGTTTCAGTTGGAGTTATTGTTGGAGTAGGTGTAATCGTTTCAGTTGGTGTAATATTTGGCGTTGGGGTTACGGTATTAGTTGGTGTTATTGTTGGCGTGGGTGTAATTGTTTCAGTTGGAGTTATTGTTGGAGTAGGAGTTACGGTTGGGGTTACGGTATTAGTTGGTGTTATTGTTGGGGTTACGGTATTAGTTGGCGTTATTGTTGGGGTCGGTAGTGAACAACCCAATTCAACCATGTTATTATTAGGCCCTTTAGGTGATTCATTAACATAAACATTATTATTAGTTGGAACATACACCCCAAATGTTGTAAAACTAGATAAGGCAATTGTTGATACAACCGTATTTGTTATCGTATTGATAATAAGAACACTTTTTTCTATGTCTTGATTAACATAAAGATATCCATTTGATGGGTTATATGTTGAACTAACTGGTCTACCTGTTGCCGGTATTGTGATTGTTGCATCAGTATTAATATCAATCACCGTAATAGTATAATCAGTATTATTCGTAACATAAATGTAAAAAGGGGTCTCAACAATTGAGTTTGCTCCATTCCCAACCGGTATTGTAGAAACTACCGTATTTGTGATTGTTTCAATTTTACTAACAGTACTACCTAATTCATTCACAACATAAACATAGTTGTTAATTGATGAATAAAGAATTGACCTAGGTTGATTACCAACAGGTATTGACAACACAACCGTATCAGTAACCGGATCAACAACATCAACCACGTCAAACCCCGGAATTGATACGTAAACATACCCATTAATTGGGTTATACGATAAATTATCGACAAGAGAAGAACCACCAGTTAACGTAACTGATGTTAAGACATTATTAGTTGTTGTATCAATAACTCTTAAAAATACGCTAAGATTATCTGTAATGTATAACTTATTAACTCCCGTCACATAAAGAGACCCAAACCCTAAATGTCCCGTGTTAATCAGTCCTATAACCGTATTTGTTACGGTATCGATAACACTAACAGTATTAGAATTACGATTCGGAACATAAATATATCCATTGTCTGGGTTATATTGGTTAAGACCTTGATTATTATTACCAACGGTAATTGTTGTGATTACACTATTTGTCATAGTATCTATCACAGAAAGTAAACCAGGAACACCCCATTGATTAACATAAAGACACCCATTTGTTGGTACATAAATAGCCGCAGATAAAGTGTTTAGAGTAACACCTATGGTATCTAATATTGTAATATCATAACACGGTAATATCGGTGTTGTGGGTGTAATTGTTGGAGTGATAGTAGGGGTTACAGTGTTTGTTGGGGTAATAGTTGGTGTTACAGTGTTTGTTGGGGTAATAGTTGGTGTTACAGTGTTTGTTGGGGTCACAGTGTTTGTTGGAGTGATAGTTGGAGTGATAGTAGGGGTTACAGTGTTTGTTGGAGTAATAGTTGGGGTTGGAGTAATACTTGGGGTTGGTGTTGGAGTGTTAGAAGGTGTTTGAGAAGGTCTTGGAACACGATCTTTTTGTTCATTAATTTGTACCTTATTTCCAGTAAAAACTTTAACATTATAAATCCCTTGTCCCGGAACATTTAATTTACTACCAGCAATTATATTACCTGATTTTTTTCTTAAACTCTTACCCATAGTAATAAATATTAACGTCCTCCAAATAACCAACCGTATTTCGCATATTCCTCTCGTCCAACATTACTATTTGAGAATTGGTTTGTTCTTTCACCCCCATAAGGTATTACAGGATTAAACTCTATTTGTTTATTAACTGATTGATTATTACTAACAGACCATGAGTCTAACATTGCTTTTGTATGTTCGGTAACTTTAGTTAAATTCGTAAATGATGATTCCGCAACATATGTTGCCATAGCCACAGACATGATTAAATCGTCATGATGACCTTTTTGGTGATCGGGTCTACCACTAATATAAATAAAAGTATTCATTTCGTTATAGAGTCTTGAACTGTAAATTTTAAAATCGTGTCTCATAACCTCTTCAAAAGAAGCAATTATTTGAACTCGTTTATTATTAAAATTTATCCCGGGGATTTTTTCTAAAGCTTTAGGGTCATACTTCCATTTATTTGCAGTATCCACACCGTCAACATAAAGGTTTTTATACCCCATTTCCTGCATCTTTCTTGCAGTTGAGACTCCCATCCCACCAGTGATATCTATCACAACAAAACAAGAATACATATTAGCCCATTTATAACAAATCTCAGCCATTGTATCGGGAGGTAATTTACCAACATACTCAGCCACTTGTTCTCTCGTATCAAAATCTATTACTTGGAATGAACTGAAATCCTCACTATCTCCACGACTGACGTCGACACCCATAACATACTTGTGACCAATAACCGGTTCTTTCCATATCCATAAGGCATTACCCATCATTTTGGTTTGTGGTTCAGTTAACATATTTTCACGAATCTTTTCTAATAACAATGAATCAAACACATTATCCCCCGATCCAAGAAAATTACACTCTAACTCTTGAGACACTTTTCTTTTATCGTATTTCAATTTTTTAACCATACCCTCAAACCAAGAAGAACAAGGTTTATAACCCTCATCCATAATCGATCTAAGTTTCACATAATCTCTATCGTCAAATGATATTGACTCCCATGATACAATTTTATCTTTATCATATTCTTCTTTATTTAACAAATAATGAATCACATTATCGGTTTTAACCAAATATAGATCTTTAGTATATCTCGGATCTCTATACCAAAACATTTCAGTGATTTTAAAGTCATTCATGTTTCTTAAAGCCTGATCATATATTTCATAATAAATCGCATCATAACCATTGGGTGTGGATACAACAATTACTTTACCCCCTGTTGATAGGGACGCCATACATGCCGACCAAAAATCACTGTCAGCTTCAATAAAGGCCGCCTCATCAAATATTAATATTGTCGGTGTAAATCCACGTAAAGCATCCTTTGAGGTCGCAACCGCCTTAACTTCACATCCGTTAGTTAATTTATAATGTTTTTGTGAGTTCTTATCGGCCGAGAATCCAGCGTTAGTCCACGCCGGCCATTGGGCAACAAACGCTTTAATTTTGTTTGCCATCTCAACAGATGTGTCCAACTTATTTGCAATAATTAGAATTTTCTCAGGTCTTTCTTTTTTAGCGAAAACTAATTTTTTTGAAGCCCACCCAGCAGTTACTGTGGTAACCCCCGCTTGACGATATTTTAACGCAATATTTTCATTATAGTTCTCATAATCCTCTAACAATGAAATTTGATCAGGAAATAATTCCAATGGAACATATTTTGATACTGTGTTATCGTATGTTTGTAAGTACGTTCTTAACGCATAAGGAGTGTCCCTCATACATTTCACATACTCCATCAATAACTGTTCTTTCGTTAAACTCATAAAACCATTTTTATATAAATATCAAAACCCTCATTTAAATTAATAAATAAGGGTTTATGTAAATTTAATTTTTATTTTATATGATTAAATAAGATGAATTATCCTTGTAAATCCTCAACAATCTCTTCACAAATACGTTTAAAATCTTCAATCACTTCTTGGTTATTTGAAATAATACCATCCATAAGTCTATTAAATTTTGCTGGTGGTAAAGCGTCTAACTCAAATGCCAAATCAGATTCCATACTTCTATCATACCCATAAACCTCTTCCTCTAAAATATAACGAATTTTACTCCATATATCTCGACCGTAGTTCATGTTTTGAATTTCATTTTTATGAGTATCAGTAACTGACATTAACGTGTCCCCAACTTGTTTATTCTTCGGTAAAGAAAACATTGAATCATAATATTCAGCACCCTTAACCAATTCGTGCATTAATAATGGTAAATGTGGGGCTCTCACTTCAAAAACCCAAACACCTTTTTCGTTAGGGTCTGGAAATACATCACAATAAGCAATCCTACCACCTCCAGCGGAAGCCATTCTTTCTAACATATCAGTGTTTTCCCAATAAAATCTAGAAGCTCCCTGAACAAAAGAAGAGTATGGTTTATATAACGAAGGATCGATTTCTTTAATTTGATCTTCCATTTTTTTAATAGCTCCAAAACCATCAAGCCAAGCCTTCCCTTGAGTTCTTGAGTTAATAAAATTTCTTTGTTTAACTCGTTCATCAAAATCTGGATCAGTTTCTTTAGCAGTATCGATTCTTGATTGTTGTGTAGATTGAGGTTTCGATCTACCACTAGATGTAGTACTAAGATCAACATCCATTTTAATCTTGTTTTCATCCACTAATTTTTTAATCCTAGGATACATTTTATAAAACGTATCTAACGCTAGTTTAAGTAATTGGTCTTGTTTACCACTTTCAGCTCTAGGTAACATCATCATAAGAGACCCTACTTCATTACTACTTGGAGCTCTATTTTCAGGGTCGTCGTATAATCTTTTAGCATTTTCTTTTGCCCTATTTTTATATTCATCTGGTAAATAATCTCCGATTGGAGCTTCATATAAATTATTACGTCTCATGTTATTTATCGTTGTTTAAATATTTTTTTACTAAATCTGCCAATGCACTAGTGTCATAATCATCATCTTCATCTTCCTCATCATCATAATCACCTTGTGGGTGAGTATCAGGATCTTCATAAGGCATTTGTCCCGGATTTCTTTCTCTACGTGACGGATCAAAAGGTCGTTTTGTTTTTTTGTCCGTGTCAGTATCAGGTTTCACCTCAGGTTCCGCAATTTCAGGTTTACCTTGTGGGTGAGTATCAGGATCTTCATAAGGCATTTGCCCCGGATTTCTTTCTCTACGTGATGGGTCAAAAGGACGTTTTGTTTTTTTACCTGTATCAGTATCAGGTATCACCTCAGGTTCAGCGATATCAGGCCCTGAAGTAAAATCGTCACCCTCTTTAATGATGTTTTGTTCAGAAATAACCACACCTCTTTGATATCCAAAAAGACGTCTCATTTCATTAATCTCATTTAATAGGTTTTTTTTCATAATTTTTTTTATAAATAAACGGTATCTCCGTTAATGTTTATTTCTTATTTTCCTTAGATTTTGGTTCAGACACCAAAGATAGGAATTCTTTTTTAGATATTCTAGGTGAAATGTGTTTTTCTACTAATCTCATAATACTTTTTTCAAGTTCATTTTCACCCATACTAAAACTAGGGGTAATATCATTAACTTTATTTTTCATATTATTATTCATAGCTTTACCAAGCATATCCATATAACCTTCCTTAGTTTCTTGTTTCTTTTCAGGTAATTTTTTAAAATTTGTTTTCTCAGCAAATTCTTCAGCCATTTTACACCATTTTTTTTGTTCTTTTGTCTTACCATCACCACATTTTGCAAAGAAATATTTTTGTTGTTTTTTTGATTCAAATTTTTCCATCATATCCATACCATCGGCGGTCGCTTCAGGGTCTTCGATTACATCAACGTCATCAACTTCAGTTGTAAGTTGAACATTTACGTTAGGATCCATTTTAGTAAGCTCTAACGCCTTTTTAGGGTCTTTAGTCGTAATAGATTCAATAAGTCTATTATGTAAGGCATTAATTTGATTTTCATTCAAATCAGAAAGAAGTGAACCACTAAATCCGTGGTTAATTAATTGGAGTATTTTTCTATCGTTAGTTTTCATAAACAACTTTTTTTTCGAATTCAAGAACTATATCTCTCTCATACAATTTATTTTTAACCGATTCCTCAGTTTCTCCGAATCTAAATACTAAACGTTTGTTTATATCAAAATTGGTAATGTCACTTTCATTTTCCCACGATAAAGCAATAACTCCATCGATCGCATCCATCATTGAAAAATAATCAGAACTTTGTATTACCGATAATGTTACCTCATCGTTTTTTAAAACTCCAACTTTATTTACGTATTCTAAATCAGGTGGTGATGGGTATCCGTTAGACGGCTTAGATTCCCAAGAATCCCCCCAAATATTTTCCAAATCCATAGAGAAGATAAATTCGTAAATATTATCTCCTTTATAGTTTGGCCCTAATTCGTTTACATAAATTAAATAACTCATAAAATACTACCTTTAGGTGTAACTCTAAGTTTTTTATTATTATATTCAAATACTAAGTTATTATTTCCGTTTTTACCTAAAAGGGTTGCTTTTGGGTATTTTGTAATAATTTTAGTTGATGATATTTCTTGTGAAACACTTTCAGATAAGCTTTTAATTCTCTGAATTGTTTTTTTGTTTTTATCCGACTCAGTTAATTGTTTTTTCTTTCTTTCTTCAATTAAAACTCTTTCTCTTTCGTCAATTTTAAAATATTTTTTTAAGATGTTATCTACTTTAGATTCTGAGAACATTCCCTCAATCATGTCTTCCATATGGGTAGCGTGACCATGAGAGATTTTATCATCGTATTTACTTCTTCTAGCCCCTCTTGGATTAGGTCTTGGATATTCCTCATCACTGTCATTGTCTTCTTGTTCATCAAATAAACCTTTAACAAATTCTTCAGGACTTTCTTCATCCTCATCATCCATAAACCCCTCAGCCATTTCACCTTCAGGTGATGCTGGCGGTTCAGATTCTACGCCTTCTTCACCTTCTTCACCCATACCTTCTTCTTCATCACCCATGTCTTCTTCATCACCTTCGAATTTTAACATAATTTCTTCTTTATCTTCTTCTTCTAAAGAACTTAAATCAAGAGCTGATAAAACAGAATTGATAACGTATTTGGTATCGTTAGAAGTCATTACATTTTCTTCATCAGATGCAAACACTCTTAATTTTTGAGCTAATTTACCTGTTAATTTTTGAATTGTTTTAAATGTCACTGGTTCATCATCATGTTCGTCTTCACTAGGAATTTCATCTTCCATACCCATCTCATCTTCCATACCTATCCCTTCTTCAGGAGATGGTGTTGGTTCGGGTGCTGGTGCCGCTGCGGGTGCAGGAGCAGGTGCCGCAACAGGAGCCGGAGCCACTTGTTCATCGGTTGGCATTTTTAAATAGTACTTCCCTTCACTTGATTCATTTTCATTAAATAATGATAAATTTTTAGTATATCCTTCAGAAACATTAATTTCTTTTGTGATTAAATTTAATCTTTTTAATGCTTGAGAGTATGACGAATAATATTTTCTATTTTTCATATTATCAAGATATTCATGAGTTGACTCATTCACACCTTTTTTAATAACATATCCATTTTTTTCTTTAACAATATTATAAGTCTTACCATCTGATAAAACTCTTTTATATTCATTCGATTTATCTTCATTAACAGATTTCGGGATATTTTCTTTATACCTTGCGATCTCAATCATACGATTAATCTTATCCATACCCTGTAGTTTTTCACTACCAATTGGTCTTAAATTTCCCATTTTAATGTTTTTTGTTTTTAATTATTTTATATATAAATATATCACACAATTCAATTTGTACCGGTTTATATTTAAAAATAAGATTATATCTCTATTTTATCTGTTTTCGCCTCATCCGATTTAATTTGGATTTTACTTAAATCCGTGTCTTTAAAACCTTTAGAGGTTAACAATTCCGATAATTTGATTAAATCTTCTTCTGATAATTTACCATCTGTAGTTAATTCATTATCAGATTCAAACGATTTAACCGCCAATTCAGTTTCTTCACCAAATAAACCGTCAACCCCCCATTTAGGTAATGAATACCCTAAGAATTGTAACGCCGCTTGTATTTTACTAACATCATCGTCATAAGGAATTTTTGAATCAGAAGTTTTCAAATTAACATATTCTTTTCCAGATTTTGAAATTGAGTCAATATCCGATAGTAATGTGCCTGTAATTTTTGGAGGTGAAATCTCATCATCATTTGTTAATGGTGAATTGGTGTCAGAATTTTTTGAACCTGTAAATATTTTATCAGAATTAACTAAAAGGTCTTTTAAATGATGACCTTTTGGTAATCCTATATGTACGTGAGTTATGTCTGGATGGTCTAACCATTCTGAGATCACTCCAATATAGTCACCAACTTTAACAACATCACCTTTTTGTAATTTAACCTCTTTTAAATGGGTGTAGAAAATGTCGGGAAATTCTCCCGACCCCTTGATTGATACCTGAGTACCAAATATTTTACCCGAGTTTTTACCTGTGTCTCTAATCTTACGAACAACTCCTTCAGTATAAGAATTCACCACTGTTCCTGGAGGTGAAAATATATCCCAAGCATTATCTGACGCCCAATTACCAAGAGCTCTTCTACCATGGTTTTTTGGACTATTTTCTAAGTCAGTTTTAAAAGTTCCGCCAATATTTGTTGTGGATTCTTTTAACGATAATTTCTTATCAACCAATCTATCTTTCATATTTTTAAGTTTTTCC